GCTCTTGATGTAGGTGATGGAGGCGCTGCTCTCATCGGTCATCAGCTTGTCACCGATGATGTCGAAATTGCAGTAGGGTTCGTTGGCTTGGAACGAGTTGAGTGTCTGAATCCGGGCGAAATCAGACGGAAGTTGGTAGGAGTATTCCCAATCAAAAGGGGGAGGCGTGGAAAGGCGGGCAAGCTGGGTCATGCCAATCGCCCAATTCCAGTCGTGCATCCGAAGTAGAGAGGCAAGCGTCGGGGCGTAGTGCAGCTTGCAGAACCGAGCCTCAATGCTCGGATCGTCCAACGACATGATCATCTGGTCGCCTATTTTCGAGAGGGCGAGATTGCAGATGGTCGTGGAATCCATGTCTTTTTAGAGTTGTTAAAAGAAAGGGGTGGGACGCCTCACGGGACGCCCCACCCCCAACTTGTGAGGACTTACTTGGTGGTGTCGGCCAGGATGCTCACGACGCCGGTCTCAAGGAGACGGGTCGCACCGAGAACCGCTGTCGAGCGGATCTGGAGGGAGTGACTCTGGGTGGGCAGGATGTCCATGTAGGACTTCTTGCCGCCATCAACCAGCACCGCCGCATTCTTGTGGTAGGCCACGCAAGTGCGGATGCTGGAGGCGACTCCAAGCTGCTCCGAGCGCACGATCTTGAACCCAAGGAACGCATCCACATCACCATCCACGAGGGCGCGGACGGAGTTGTAGAGGTTGTTCGTGACCTCGGTGGTGCCGAGAAGATCGCTGATCTCCTTGGCGCTCACGATGAGGACGCGATCCTCTGCGGGGGCTTCGTTCGCATCAAGGATGCGCTTGGCCTCGCGGATCTTTCCGATGGTCAGTCCGCTGTTCGCGGCGGTACCGCCGGCAGGGACGTAGTTGACCGCAACTCCTGCTGGCAGGGCAACGGTGGTTGTGGTGTTGTTCAGACCGAACCCTGTGGAGGTGTTCGCCGTGTTGGTGATCGTCGCCGGGCCGGTCAGGGCGTCGATGAGGACTTTATCCGCGAGACGACCGTAGGCTGCGGCCTGCGCCTGCATGCACTCCGAGGTGGGCAGGACAACGCTTCCGAGGAAGAGGTTGTCGAACTCGCTGAAGCGGTTGGCGATGTCGTACGGGACGGGGTAGGCCCAACGGGTCGGCAGGTCGCTGTTTGCCGCCGGGGTGGAGGCATTGCGGGTCGTGACCTGGGACATGGAGGCGAGACCGTACTGGTTGAAACGGACGGCGGCGCCCTGTGCGGAGACGAACTTGGTCTTCTCCTTGAGGCGGGACTCCATCTGCTGAAGGAGGTGCTGCCAGTTGGTGTCGAATTGGACAACGTAGTGGTCGGGAATCTGAATCATAATGTTAGGGTGTTAGGGGTTGTGTAGGATACTGACTAAACCGATTAAGAGATTGTCCCATTAGGGATCACTTAACTTCGGGGATGACCAACCTACACAGATCCACACCTAGCAATCGCTAGAGGGGTTGCCTCTCGGTTTGTCTATTTCAAGCAACTAACATCACTCACCTAACCCGTCAACGTTATTTCGCACAAAAAGATTGCGATTTCTAAAATGATTTGTAGAGTCTAACCGCAGTCCAATGTTCCAAGGTAGGCGAGAAGGTCTCCAAAACCATCTGGCTCCGTTCGATTCGGAGGGGCTGTGCCAATTTTCGGGGGGAGCTTCGGTGAACCCCTGCTTCGTGGAGTGGCCGTTAAACGTCACAAAGCGGACGCATAAATCGGGGGAGGCAATGAGGGGGGAAACACGGACGCAGAAGGCTTCACGCCTCGTTCCGAAATCCTAGCGACCTGATCCTCCTCCGACCTTTTTCAATCTCCGATTCGTCTAGTGGAAAGATCCCTGGGTTGTCAGGGAGACGAGGTGTTCGATTCCCTCATCGGATGATTGTTGATCTTCAGCGCATCGGATCTAAACACTCAAGGCGCCCGCCAATCTTTAACAACTCTGGTATCTGTTAAAGAAACGAGGCCGTTCTTTTAACAAAGAAAAACCCCCACCGAGTTTCCCCGGTGAGGGCTTTCCATGAACCACCAAGCTAAAGGTTAAAAGGGGATTCCGTCCCCGTCGTCATCCTCATGTTGCTTCTGGTAGGCATTCGCCTTGGCCTTGTTGTGGGCCACCACGGCAGGGGATGGGGGATAGTCGTTCCTCTTTGGCGAGTTGGCATAGCCTCCAGCCGGCTTGTCGGTGATGGAGATAGTCAGCATCTCCTTGCCTGATTTGGACATCTTCTCCCATGCGGCGATCTGGTACTCGATGCCTCCAAGGGTCATCTTGCCACTCCACTTGGGGGCTTTCGGGTTCTCGCTTCCCTTGAGGAAGAGGACGCCCTTGCGCTCGTTGTCGTATTTGTTATCCATTTTTCAAGAGGTCAGAGACCAGATCAGCGGTTGTCTTGTCCCCGGAGGCATACTTGCCATGCAGGGGGTTGGAAGGGTTGGTCATGATGTCCATTGCACGGGCCTTGCCTGCCATCATGGTTCCTGCGGTGTCCGAGTTGACAATCTTGTCGTCAGACATCATCCGGGCTAGTCGGTTAAATGCCAGCACGACCGAGGGATCAGAGAACCCCTTGGAGTTGACATCCACGCCGGCGACTTGTGCGGCTCGACGGGCAACCGATAGCTCCACCTCGTACTTGTCTCCCCATGCTTCAGCCAGGGTCTTGCGGCCTGCTTCCATCTCGGATTTCTGCTGGGAGGCTGCGGCTTCCGCCCTCTGTGACTCAAGCGCCGCATAGCGACCCATGAGGGCATCCATCTGCTTGGGGGTGATCCCGTTCTGATGGGCAAGGGTGTTGAACTCCTTCGCCATGTTCTCATCCCACTCAAAGCCGGCAGGGAGATCCTTGGGGCGGAGTTGGTAAGCGTCTGGGGATTCTGGCACTCCGAGTTTCTTGAGGAAGGCGGCCCTCTCTTCGGGAGTGGCCTTCTCGTCAGGCACAAGGACGGCGTCGGCCTTCTTGCCGAGCATCTTCTGCTGGGATACGAGGGTCTTGAGCGCCCCGTCAATATCCTTGAACTGACCCAAGATCTGCTTGTGTTCGGATAGTTCCTTGGGGAGACGGTCAAGCCACCCTTCGGAAAACTCTCCCTTGTCGTTGACCCAAGGTGAGGAGGCGGGGGCGGGTTCCGCCGGCTTCGTGCTGGAGAGGAGGTTCTCGCCGATGGGCGAGGGGGTGCTGGGTGGAGGGGTGGATGCCTGCTGACTCAAGAGGGCGTTTCCGTCCACAGGGTCGCCGGCAATGGCGTCTGATGTGATCATTCGGTGTCGATTTGGTGTGTTGTTGGGTATTCGGTCGGGATGCGGTCGGAATATCGTGCGATGAACTCCTCGCGGGAGTGGGTCTGCTTGAACCAGAGGATGTAGTCTGGGGTGAGGTCTCCCAAGAAGGGGGACATCGCCGGTTCGGGCAGTTCGACGTTAGTCTCGCTTGGGATCGGGTTTTTTCGTGGTCTCGCCATTGTTGTGTTTGTTAGCGACTGCCTTCATATGGAGGAGAACGCTCCTCTGACCGTCGCGGATTGCGGCTCGGATGGGGCAAAAGTCTCCCTTGCTGTCGGGCAGGAATGCCTGGGCATGGATGCCAAAGGCTTTCTCTAGGTCTGCAATGACCAGCTTGCCGGGATCGGTCTCAAAGTAACCGTAGGCGGCGGCAATGCGTTGGATCTCTAGGTCGCGGTCAGTAATGGTCGGCATGGTCGGAATGGTTTGGGTGTCGTTACATCATCGAGGCCATCTGCTGTTGGACGCCTTGGACTAGGGGCGAATCTCCCTTGATGCCTCCCACCTTGGAAGCCACCTCTGCGGCGTGTTGCTGTGCCTGCATCTCCTGCTGTTGCTGGATAGCCTGCTGGCGCTGCTGACGCATCTGGGCGACTTGCTCTTGGGGTCGGAGGTATTCACTATCCATGCCAGAGGCTAGGGCGCTCTCCCTGACCATCTTGTCGGTGTCGAAGTTATCAAAGATGCTTGGGTCTTGGGTGACAGAGGCAAGTGCCGCTGCCCTCTGAACGGTCGCATCGGTCGCGCCCTGCTCCATGTTCTTCACGGCAAGGGCGATGCGGCTGTTGAAGTTGACCTTCGGTTCGGGAATAAAGAGTTCCCCTGTCGGCCCCTGCTGGATGAGGGCTTCCGGGGGTGGGGGGAATGCACCGTTCCGAGCGAGGATGCCGTAGACCCTCTGGAGGAGAGGGGTCAGAAGTTCGGTCGTGAGACGGGAGAAAGTCGGGGAGAACTGGGCCAGACGCTCCGCATTCCGGGCATTGACCTCGGTAGCAGTCATCCTGTTCGGTGCCGCTGATTCCTCTGCGGTGAACATCTGGAAGAGGGGAACGCTGAAAGCCTCTTGGATGTCCTTCTGCTTCTGGGCGACTCGCTCAAGGCCGATGTCGTAGCGACCCTGCGTAGCCCATTCGATGGGACGGGCGTTGGGATCTGCGGCGTTGAAGTAGGTCACTCCGCCGGCTCGGAGATCAATGGAGGACTCCAGCGAATCGGGAGCGAGGATGCGAGGGAAGGCGGCTAGCTCGGCTAGGGCATCCATCTGCTTCTGGAGGAAGTTCAACTGACGAAGGTCAGGCATCGCCACCCAGGAGGGAGACCATCCGTAGGCGGACTTCTGCCACTTGAGGTAGCGGGTAGCCATGAATGGCAACTCGTCGTATCCACTCTCGCGGAGAACGTGCTTGCTCTTCTCCTCGACATAGCAGGAGGCAATCGGCTTGTTCGGCCCGTCATACTTCTTCTTGTCGCGCTGCCCCTCTTCACGGGGATAGACGCCGTGGATAACGTGCCACTTCTCATCCATCCCCTTGCCATTGGCTTCGTTGTAACATTTCCTGACGGCATCGCTGACGTTCTCAATCCCGAACTGCTGGACAAGCTGGCGGGTTGTCATCTCAAGCCGGCGGAACATGGTGTCCACATAACCCTCGTAGTTCTCGGAAATGCAGAAGGTGCCCACATCCACGTTAGTGAAGGTGATGGGCAGCTTCTCTCCCGGCTCCACGAAGAGGACTGCGGTGCCGAAGCATCCACGGTCTAGGTACAACTCATGGATTGCCTGGTGGAAGTTGGAACGGGCAAGGGTCTCCATGACGATCTCTGTCACCTCGGCAAAGTATTCCTGCACCCCGTCCCCATCCTCGATGTCGGAGGGGGCATCAAAACTGCACCAGCGGGAATCCGCCGGCGTGATATAACTCATGCACCCTGCGGCAAGGACTTGGTTGGCTCGGACTCCCGTGGAGTCATACAGACGGGCCTCGCGCTCGGAGTTCGGCGTAATCGTGGTGGTCAGGATGTACGACTTGCGGGGCATGACCAACTCCGCAATCTGCTGCCACATCGACATCCAGTAGTTGCGGTCTGCCTCCAGCTTTGACCAGCGGGAGACGATCCCGGCGGCAAGCGTGGACTTGCTGTTCTCCTTTTTGGGAACAGCCAACTCGGCAATGGCGTCAGAAGTCTTTGCCATGCGTTAGTTCCCAAGAAGGGAACCGATGCCGGTTGCCGTATTGGTGGAGGGCTGATCCTTGCCGGCTAGAAGTGACGCCTTGTAACCGAAGCGACCGGCGTTGTTCTTGAGGGCCTGCTGCTGCTGTGCGGCAACATCAGTCGCCGACGCAGTAGGAGGTGGGGGTGGGGGAGGAGGAGGCGGAGGTGGCGGGGGGATGTTGATTGAAGGGGGTGCCGGTGGGGGTGGCGGGGTAGAAGACCCTCCCCCAAAATTGAGCGCCAGGTTGGGCTTTTTATCAATGTTCTCCTTGGGGAAGGGAATGCCGCCGGCGAGTGCCATTTCGGGCGCGAGGGCCGAAACTAACTCATCGAAAAACGATTCAATCTTGGAAAGCATTTAGCGGAATTAACATCCGCATACTAACTTGGCAAGAGGAAATCTTCTAAAACCTAGAGGATTTCTGAACGATTAAATCTGATGGGTAGAACTTGATGCCGTGGTGCTTCCTGTCCAGACCCACCCAGGGGAGGGGGTAGGGGATGTTTTTCCATGCCTCGGAAAGCTTGCCGGCATAGGCGAAGACATACCAAGTATCGGGGTTGTCAAAGCTATGGTAGGGGTCTTTGATGAGTGCGTGATCGGCCCCCTTCTGGACTGCCCTTGCCATGCAGAAGGAAGTCGGGGTGGAGATGACATAACCTCGCAGGAGATACGCTTCCAAGTCGGAGCGAAATGACCGACTCCCATCGTAGAGGGCTGCAACTTGCTCAACGGGAGTCATCCTCGAAATCCCATGATGACATCCGGGCGACCCATCGGCCTCGGACGCCTTGCGATTGCCGTGCGGTCAACGACAAGACCGGCCTTGATTGCTTGATGAGCTAGGGAAAAGGAGTCTGACCCGTGACTAGACCAGTCATGCACGGGGACATTCTTGATGGTGACCCCGTCGCGTTCCTCCTTGGAATGATAGGCGTCGAGTGAGTCGATCCCGTCCCGGCAACCTTCCTCGTTGAACCCGATGCGAGGGAAGGCGTCGAGGGCTAGATTGATGCCATCCCATACTGACATCTGGCGTGGTACAGGAACCACATTGGCTAGACCTCCGAGCTTCAGCGCCTCTTGCCATAGTCCCCCATTCTCTTGGGCAGCGTCATGCGGGATGAAATGCGCCCCGTATCGGTATTGCTTCTGGGTGAGCCGGCCTGCCCAATCTGCCGGCGTCTTGCAGTCATCACCTCCTGACAATGCCTCAAGGAAGTTGATGCGGTCTCCGACCATCTGCCAGACCCAGCAACGCTGATTGAGAGGAGCGCCTACGTCGAACGAGGTATAGACGGGGGCTTCCTTGAACCAGAGGACATCATTGGAGATCCTGCGGTTGTTTCGGGCCTCTTCAATAGATGGAGCATAGATAGCTCCCCTCCTAGCCACAGAGAATGAACACTCATACTCTTGGAGGAATGCCGTCTCATTGGTTCCCCTTCGGATGTCTTTTAACTCATCCTCTGGGATAATTCCTGACTCTGATGCTTTCAGCAAAAGCGTGAACCAATCTGGGTCATTAACTGCGCTTGTATAGGTGCGATAGAAGGAATCACGCCCCTTTGGGGTGCCTACCCATGTCGCCCATCCCCGGTAATCGGTAAGGGTTGGCCTGATGACGTTATCCCATGCAGCGGGGTCAATATCTGCCGCCTCATCCATCACGATCCCGTCGAGATAGATGCCCCGAAGTCGTTCATACGCTTCGCCAGAGTAAAGTCTGATGGATGCTCCCGTTTTGAAGGTGATTTGGAGTTCTGCCTTATTGATCTCGGTTCCAGGTATCTGACCAGCAAAAGAGGATAGGTATTTCCACGCAATATCCTTTGCCTGCTCCCTTGTTGGGGCGATGTATGCGTATCTTGGTGCCGGCTCCGTGCGCTTGTTGGTTAAAGCTCGGACAATCAAATCTTGAATGCAGACGAACGACTTGCCGGCCCTTCGGTGAAGCACCATGCAGGCCCATCGTTCCTTTCGGTGAAGGTATGGTTCAAGCTGCGGCCTTGGAATGATTTCAACTATTGTGGACATATTCTAGACGGGCGTGTTTCCGCATATTGGCAATAGAGGTAATGACTTGCAGATTGCATGGAGAGAAAATATGACCATCCTCCCGAATGTCTCCTGCTTTATGCATTCTGGTTTCCGCCAATTCGGATAATCAATTCTTGAGACCCGTTGAGTTCTACCTTGTCGGGTTCGTTCCATCCCTGGGCCTTTGCGACCATTTCCCCGTACTTCGCGGTGACAGGATGATCGGGTGCCAGTTCGATGTAGCGACTCCAAGCAGTTTTAAGGTACTCCTGACGCGATAGTTCTAGCTTCTCTTCAGCGATGGCGCGGAGTTCAGTCACCCTTTGCGAAACATTGGCAGTTTTTGCTCTTCTGCAAGCATGGGCAGGATCAGGATTGTAACCGGCTTGTTTTGCGGCCTTTGCAAGAGGAAGTCCTGTAGCAAGTGCCTTGGCAAACTTCTCCTGTCTTGGCTTGAGAAGCTTACCCATATTTCACCACAGTTCGGTTGTTTTTCTTGAGGAATACCTTGCCCGTGAGTGGGTTGTCTCGACGCTGAATAGAATCTATTCCTTCAGAGAACGCCTTGAAGTTGTCGCGTCTTCCATCTCCTTTACCTTGAGTGCGTGGTTTACTAACTCCCATAATTTCGGTAATTTTACTGGTTGGTTTTGTCAGGCGTCAAGGATATTAGTGCGTTTCTGACAATGAGATCCACGTTATCGCAGGCGGCGGCGCGATTGAATAACGGCATCAGTTCGTGGTGTGTCGGTCATGCTGCCTGGAGTTGGTTGTTGCGGTTGCGGTACTCTGCCCGGATGGATTCGGGCCAGATTTTGAAGGGGAAGGATTGGGCACTTGGGTGAACCTCTAACGATTCGGGGTAGGCTTCCGCCCTCCAGGCGAATGCGTCTGCTTCGTCCACCTCTGACTTGGGTGCCGGTTTAGCCTTGGGTGAGTAGGCCGGTGCGTCCTGCCATCGGCGTTCTTCCAACCATGCGTGTGGTGCTGGAACATATTTACCCTGCTCATCCCTCCATTTCTTTGATGATTTAAAGGCCGCCAATGCCCCTAGAACTTCTTTTATGGGCGGGAGTAATAGGCGAGCCGCCGACCATGCGCTTTGAGTGCGATAGCGGTTATCCTTACGATGATCGGGGTACGCCTTCCAGAACTCTTCAAACTCTGCCGACCAATCCCTGACCTTCGCCACTTCATCATCCCTCTTGGGGGTAGGGGGTAATACAGGAGTATGGAGATTGGAAACTGAAGACTGCAATGTTGAAGAATAGTTGGTACTATTTCCCAAGTAACCTTCAACTACCCTTGAGCTACCCTTGGAGTCATTGGTTTTACTCTGTTGAGATGCCCTTTTTTCGGCACTTTTCTTACCACCAGCAGAGCATTTCCTAGCCCAATCCGCTTGCTTATTTGCCTCTTTGAGCAGTCTTTCGTTGGTCAAAAACCCTGGCTTATAAGGGTGAGAAATGAACTTATTGCGAACTACCGTTGAACTACCCTTGAACCACCCTTCACCGAGACGTGAAAGCATAGAAAGCTGCTTGTCATCGTCAGGGATAGAGCAATCACCAGACTCCCAGCATATGCAGAGAAGTCGAATATAGGCGCCCTCTTGCTCCGGGGTCATAAGCATGATGTCCATGCTTGAAAGCCACTCTTTCGGGTAAAACTGGAAAGCGGGGGACTTACTCACCTTTAACCTCCTCAATCAATTTATAGACCCTATCCATTGACTCCCGTGTTTTGCCTTTCAAATACCCCTCCGCTTCTTCAAAAGAAGAAAAGTCAGAAACATCTTTTCCCTGGATTCCCTTAATGAAGCCAATAACAAAATTAAAATCAGACCACTCAAGAGACCTGACTGATTGCATTAAATCATCCTGATCTTTGTGGAATTGGCTATGACAATCCTCACATAAAAGAGCAAAACAATCATCATCGTATTCCCAAGGTTTTCTTCCTTTGAGATAGTAGTTGTGATGAACATGAACAGTCTTGCCTTCTACAAAACATGATTGGCAAGTGAAGTTATGCTTTATCTGGATTTCTGACTTCTTGCGTTGCCATTGTGGATCAAGCAGAAGTTTCTTGTAATCGGACATAATGTTAAAAAGAAATCCCTGCTCCGATAGTGGTGAAGATTGCCGTGAAAATGCGGCTCACTACAGGAACAGGGATGTAAATTTCTCTTTTCATAATTGGCTCTTCACAGCCGTTTGTTTGAAATTAGTTTAGTGATGTTATCTGGTCAAGCGGATGTTATTAAAACTTCTCAACCTCCCATTGCCCCTTCTTTTTGGTAGCGGCAACGAAGTGAAACCAAGGGAAAGCCTCGGCAGCGACCTTGATCTTTACCCGTGCGTCATCCATCCAGAATCCCTTGACCTCGTGGAAAACAACCGAGCCGTCAGGGTCGATCACCATGAAGTCGGGCGAGTAGGTAGTCAGGTTGGCTAAACGGAGCTTCATAGGTTCAAATCGGTAATCTATGAGCGTTCCGCACTTCTTGAAGAGTTCCAGACGGGAGGCGTATTCGGCCTCTGTCTTGTTCATCTTGCCCGGAGTGTGGGAAAGCCTTGCCATTGCGCGGCGTGGTTTCATTCCCTCTCCTCCTCATTGATGAGTTTTGATGAGACTAGACTTAACTGCTCTGAAACTGAATCTGACTTACGGATGTTTTCAGCGGCCCAAAGAGGTCGGAAATTGCTATAGTGATTCAGTCGCAAGATTTGTGCTTCCGTTTTAGCTGATGCCACCGGCACAACATGATCAAGATGCCATTCCGATCTGTTTTCCCAAGACATCCCAGGCATAAACCTCTGTTCAATGTACGCTTTGAAGAACTCAAAAGAGCATCCAAGAATCTCTGCTGTTTTTGATTCCTTTCTAAATCCTTTATTTCTAAAAGATTGAGCAACTAGAGTTCGTATGTTCTGTGATAAACGGCACAATGGATTTGTATCCATTCGGTTTTGTCGGGATATTTTATGGTATCTCCTAACCTTTTCTGGGTTTGCTTTAGCCCATGCCTTGCGTTGGGCATTATGCTTTTCTCTGTTAGCCTGATACCATGCTCGTTTGTAGGCTTTCTTTCTTGCCTTGCGATCTTCGTTTTCCATGTTATTCCCTCTCTTCTGTTATATCAATTGCCGCAATATAAACATCATCAGGAAGTGAAAAGGTCAACGACTCATCACGCCTTCCTGACAAATATGCGTGAAGTAGTCTTTCCTCAAGTTCTGGAACATGAGGTTCCCCAAAACCGAGAAACCTAATATCCTCTGACTTAAAAGATTTCCAATCTTTATAAACAGATGGTGTTAATCTGACTGTTTCATTGCTCATGGGGTTTTATTTGCTTCGGGGGTCATCTGCGCGGGTTAAAGCTGTCCTTGTCGGGTAGCCAAGGGTCTCAAGCGCCTCGACTAGGGGGGCGTAGGGTGCCTCCTCGGTCGTAAACTTGAGGTAGCTGTCGAGGTGAGGCCATCTCTCTGCGACCGTTCGGGTGGCAAACCAATCCCACCAGATTATCCTCGCTGCGAATTGCCTGATAGAGTCGGGGATGGAGTTGAGCATTTCCACCCACTCCTCCGGGCCTCTCGACCTCATGGCTCTTAACTTCTCTTGATCTTCTTTAGACAGCTTGCTTTGGTGACTTTTTTTGTTCATTTTCCGTTGAGGAGTTGAGTTAGACGCTTCACCTCTGCGATGAGTTTCGTGTTGTCTTCGATAAGGTCGTCCATAGACGCCTGTAGCTCTGTCCTGTCTGCGTCGAGGTCTCGGAGGTAAT